ATGCCGTGCCCGTGAGGCATCGGCCATTTCTTTTTCAATCTGTGCAGCTTCACGCCGCGTAGCCAAGTCAATATCGTGTGCAGTTACATCACCTGCCGGTTTACCCGCCGACGCTGCCGCCGCTGCCGCTGCAATGCGATCTGCATTGGTGCGGGCATTCATTACCAAAATATCAGCGTCTAACTTGGCACTTTCATTAGCCTGTTCCATCTCTTCCTGTATGCGCTTAACACCAAGAAGAGTATCATAAAACTTATTAGCTACATCAATCAGCTTTTGATAATATTCCCATCCAGCCTCGCCATATTCAATACCTGCTTGGCGTGCCTCTTCCTCAATTTTACGTATTTCTTGTATTTGCTTTCGCCGTATTTCTTGCTCGGCACCCTGTAAATTCATTAAGTTAATTTCATCTTGGGCCGATTTCTGGTCAGCAATATGACTTGTTTCAAGTTGCTTCTCATAATCAACGCGCCGTTGAGTTTGATCAGCTATCTCTTTATCAATACGTAATTGTATAGCGCGATTCTTTATAACTTCATCTGCTATGCTCTTAAACTCATTCTCTGCCTGTGCCCGTACCGCCGCAATCTTTTCATCATCCGTACGTGCCGCCCTGCTTTGAATATCAAGCTTTTGCTGGGCCTCCATTAAATCCAGCATCTTCGAAATGGTAATACCAAGGGCAGTATTCGCCTTTTCAGCCGCTTCAGAAGCATCTAGTATATGACCAGCGGCCTCTTTAAGACCTGGATTAAGTTTAACAGTTTCATTGATACTCTTATAAAGCTGCTCAAAATCAGGATTACCCGCCGCAGCGGTATCATAAAATTCCTTAAGAGCATCCTTGAATGGTGCAAACTCCTGCGGCACTACAAACGTACTAGATGCAGCCTGCCCACGAGCAGCCGGAGTTGTCTGCATACCACCAAGCGGCCCAGTCTGTCCCGCTATCCAATCCATAGGATTAAACGGGCTTCTATCAGTTGGAGCAAACAACTCCTCTGTTGCCTGCTTGGCCCGCATTTCCAACCGTGTGCGACTTGCCGTTTCTGCCAGCGTCAAAGCCGAAATAGAACGCTGGGACATTTCGGACGCACTGACACCCGTCACACTGTACGCCTTGGCAAGGTCATCAAGGGTCTTAATATGTTCCTTGGTTAAATCATCAAGGGACTTAACCTCCTCGCCTGCACCCGTGGCCCACTGGTAAAATGCCGCGCCAATGCCAACGATAGCTATCGGCAGCAAACTGGACAACGAAAGCATAGAGGTCAGCGAACCAACGATTGCGCCAAGCCCTGCCTTGATACCCCCGGCACCGGCCATCGCAGAAGCAATCTGCGTGCCTTGCTGCAAGGCAATCATCGCCGGGTTCATGCCCATTGCAGCCGTCACCGCGATGTCCTGGAATTGGTACATCAGGTTGGCTTGCATCATTGAATTAGCGCCGCCAGACTGGCCTCTTCCGGGAGCACCCGGCTGGCCCGTCGGCGTAGGTACGCTGTTCAGTTGCCGTGCAGCGGCTTCGGCCTCCTTTTCGGCTATGGTCAGTTTCTGGAATGCCATAGTCTCGCGCAATACGGCACTGGTCATCTCGTTGGTCGAAATGGCCCCTACCGTGTGCGCCTGTTTGATTTCATTTATGGCCCTAATATGCTGTTGCTCTGCGGCGAACAGCGGGTTGAATTTGGCTCGGAGGTCATCCAGCGCTTTGCCATAGGCTTCAATATCTGCACCACGGTCAAGGTTAGGTGGCCGGATATTCAGCGCCCGTTCAATGCGCTGCGCCATGCTCTCGGCTTGGTTAGCCGCTTGGCCCCACTGATTAGTGACCGTTTGTACGGCCTGCGTGGTGGTCTGGGAGAGCTTTTGATTGGCCTGTGCTGTGCTGGTAGCCAGCTTGTCAACCGCTGCCTCAGCACGTCCCGCAGCCGGTACAAGGGCATCGAGGTCGGCGGTGCCCGCCTTAACGCCAGTGGAGTCTACAGTGATGCCTAAACTTGTGGTAGCCATCACTGCTCCTTTGGCATCACGTTAACGAACATAGCGTCGAATAGGTCAGGCGATAGTGGTCGTTTGTAAACCGGCTCTTTTATTTCCTTATGGTCAGGGTCTTCAGCAACTATAATCTGTTGCTCATCTTTCTCCTGTATTGCTCTGATGTACGCTACGTCCATCACCATAAGCATTCTTAGTTCGAAAAGCGACAAGGTGCGCTGTGACAAGCGGGACCATGCCTCTATTTCTTGGTACTCCAGACTCAGTGGCCCACTGTAGCCCGGTCTTCGAGTCCAACACAACTCCAGGAAGTAATCGAAGATATATTCGACTGCTTCCGGTAGTATCGGTTTTTTGCCAGCAACCCATTCCTTTACTGCGATTCTGCATCGGTACTCGATGATGCGAAAAAAGCCGAACGCCGTCCAGCCCTTTCAGACACTTGGTCCCGTATGAATGCAAAACGGTTATAGAGCTTGTAAGCGTTGTCCTCGCTCAACTCATACAAGCCACCGTCCAACTTAAACGGGGTCCATGAGATAGTTGCCACCGCCAATCCCCGCGTTTGGCGATCGTACAATTCGGCTGGAGTAAGTGGCGTCGGGTCGTCCGATGCCAATCGCTCCGCTGCCATTTTCTCAATGGCCTTGCGCTGCCGTACAGAGTCGGGACCTGCAATGCGTATTGTGAACCCGAGCTTCTTGCCATTCGGGTCACGTATTTCGATATCTAGCCCCGCTTCTTGTGCTTGCTGCATGGCGTCGAACCGGCTCAAGTCAACCAGTTCCACACCATCAACCTCGGTCGTCGTCGTAGGTTTAGTCAAGTTTTTACTCCTCATTAAGTGCCAAGTGTCGCCGCCTGTGTCGCGATGTTCGAGTTAATTTCAATAGTGCAGTTTAGCGTCTGCACCGTATTAGCGCCACCCCCTGCTTCTTGGGCAGACATTACAAGCCCATAAAATTCCCGGAGGGAGTTGGTAGCGCCGACACCCGTACCCTTGTCCGTCAGCTCTATCTTGAAAGCATAATTGTCCGGAGCCTTAGACGCCTCTACAAGTTTTTGCTGGCCCGTATTCGAGTTATCCAACGCGAACACATTGGCCATCGACCCGGCGTTCTTGGTACCTTTCAGTTTCTTAGTACGGCCTTCACCAATCAGGTCAGCCGTAATAAGCTGTGATGTATCGCCATAGCCACCCATCTGGGTCCACTTCAGGACTTCGATCCAGGTAACCGACGAAAAACTGCTGATTGTCACATCTGCCGACTGTTCAGGGAACGGCAACGTGCTCACGTAAAAGCGTGCCCCGGCAACTGGGAACAAACTTGCGGGATTAGGAGAACCGACCATTAGACACCACCTTTCTGGGCGCGATTATGCAGCGGCAATCGTCACAATGTTAGAGTTGATTTCCACCGTGCAATTGAGTGTCTGCACCGTGTTCGCGCCGCCGCCCACCTCCTGAGCGGTCATAACGTACCCGTAGAATTTGCGGTAGGAGTTATTGACCTGTGCTCCAGCCTTATCATTCAGTTCAACCTGAAAGGCATGGCAGACACCCAACTTGGACACTGAAATCATTTTGAGCTGACCATTGTCCAGGTTGTCGACGGCAAACACATTTGCCATCGACCCGGCGTTCTTGGAACCCTTCATCTTCTTGGTACGACCCTCGCCAATCAGGTCAGCGGTAATAAGCTGGGACGCGTCACCATATGAACCCATCTGGGTCCACTTTTTGACTTCAATCCAAACAATACCCGTATAATCCCCCGCTACAGCGTCAACGGGCAATTCAGTAAACGGGTTGGTACTAATGTAGAATTTGCAGCCAGCAACCGGGTATAGGGGCATTTTGGACTCCTTTCGCTATACCGACAGTGTTTCAAACGGTACAGTCACTGGAGTTCTCCAGCGGTCACCGTCTACATATCCCCCGGCTACTCTGGGTCGTGCAGTAATACGAACGGTTGTGCTACCGGAGATTAGCACTTTACCGTGAAAATATGCTGCCAAAGCTCCCCCAATTTCTTGGGACTCCATCTCTCCTGTATTCAACATAGTCATTACACTTAACCCGAAAATACCTGAATGTCTGTTGGCCTGCTTAGTGTCAATAAGCATATTTTCGGGCGTACCGGGAGAGTAGGAAACTACGATATACCTGTCAGCCTTGGGTTGTCCATTTGGCGGGTATTGAACGTTGGAGTACACGATAGGTATGCCGCTCGCAGGGAATTGCTTAAGCGACGTAAGTAGAGCCTCGAATATCCTTCCTTCACCCGTTACCGCAACCATCTTAGGTGAACGCCAGTTGTGCAGCAAGTCGCCGCTGTGTATTCTCCACAATCTGCGGCCACTGTTCGACCGCCAACTCCACAAAGTGCCGACCCGGTTGATTGTAATTTCTACCGAGT